CTCTACAGTTCAGCCACTGTTGAAGAAGTCTGTCAAACAGCGCAAGATTTACTTAATCAATATTTATGGTTTAATGATGCACCAATAGTAGCTGCTGGATTACAAAATAATGTTGCCACATTAGTATTAGCAAACCCAGGCATTTATGTAGTTGGTCAATCAATAAGTGTTGAAGGCTGTGGCAATATCTATGGTGGCCAACACACAATTACTGGCACGATTCCTGGCTCTAACATTCCTGTATCAATAGCAAACACATTTTATAATTTCTTTTACAATTACTCATGGCCTAATGGCTATTCATTTATCCAGTTTGCAAAAGTTCATGCAAACGATCCATTTCATAGAATTCTTCCGTATGGCAAGGCCTCAGGCCAAGACACGAAAGAAGATGCGTATAGTGCGATCCCAGCTATAAGAGAAGCGGCAATGATACTGGCGGTTGATATTTTTCAAGCCAGACAAGTCAGCCAAACTGGGGGCGTAGGTATGGATGGGATATCTGCTAGTCCTTATCGCATGGGTTACCAGATGATAAATCGGATACGAGGTCTCATCCAGCCTTACGCTGCACCAGCATCCTTGGTAGGTTAATATGCCAGCTGCGATTACCACACTACGTAGCACACTAGCCACAGATCTTACTAATGCTGGCGTGTGGTCAGTATTTGCTTTTCCGCCAAGTACTCTTCTCGCCAATGCAGTAGCAATTACCCCTGGCGATCCTTACATAGTACCGAGCAATAACGATCATGTAACAGTATTACCTTTAGCAAACTTTAGAATTTTAATCACTAAACCTGCGTTAGATAACCAGGGTAATTTGGCTGGTATGGAAGATTACATAGTAGCCGTAGTAACAAAGTTAGCAGCGTCAGCGCTGACACTTAATATATCAAGCATTTCAGCTCCAGCAATCGTAAGCGCTCAAAGTGGCGATTTATTGGTGTCTGAAATAACAGTATCAATCCTAACGAGCTGGAGTTAATATGAGCAAAGAAGAAGATTTAGCCTTTCTAATTAAGACAGGCCAAATAAAGGAAGCACCAAAAGAAAAAGCAACAACTAAAAAGGAAGAGGAATAACAGTGGCCATATACTTAAATAATAACGTAGGTATAAAGCTAGCGACCAACGCTGCGCCTACTACACCATCTGTTGATATAAGCGATGTTGTATCTAGCGCTGTTATCAACCAAATCGTAGATGAGCTCGAAATCACCAGCATGGGAGATTCTAGCCATCGATTTGTGGCTGGATTACAATCTGGCACATTCACAATCGACTTTATGAATGACTGGGCATCTTCAGAGGTTAGCCAAACTCTTAATGATGCATTTGGTAAAACCATCTCAGTATCAGTTATTACTGTTAAGGGCACAGCCGTATCAGCTGCAAACCCAACTTACCAGTTCTCAATCTTGGTAAACAACCTAACACCAATCGGATCAGCTGGAGTAGCCGAAATTGCTACATCTAGCATCACCTTTACTGTAAACTCCGCAATAACAGTATCGCCATCAGTGGCGTTCTAATTAAGGAGTAACAATGGCAAAGCTAAAGATAACAAGGGCTAATGGTGAAGTATCAGAGCACAAGATAACACCAGGTGTCGAGTACGCTTTCGAGTTGAAGTATGGTGCAGGAATTTCCAAGATGTTGCGTGAGCATGAACAGCAAACCCACATATTTTACCTTGCTTGGGAGTGCTTACGCAGATCTGGTGCACAAGTGCCTTTATTTAATGCAGAGTTTATAGACAGTCTAGAAACTGTCGAGGTATTAGACGAAGAAAAAAAATAACACAGCGGGATTCTATCCTTTACGGCATTGCACAGATGGCTATAGAAACTGGGATTCCGCCTAGCGAGTTTATTAATATGGACTCGGAAATGTATCAAGCAATGGTTAAAGTATTGGTTGATAGAGCTAAGGAGATTAAAAATGCCAGCCGAGGTCGTAGGCGTTAAAGATGTTATGAAAGGCCTTAGCTTTGTTGATGAGGATATGTATGCCCGCATCAAATCAGCTATTGATCCTTTAATGCGCCAGGTTGAGGCTACGGCTAAAGGTTATGTACCTGCTAATACAGAAGTACTATCTGGTTGGTCTAAACCAATATCTTCAAATATAGATTACCGACCATTTCCAAAATATGATGCCAATATGGTAAAAGGCGGCATAGGTTACAAAGAAGGCCAAAACAAAAAATTTAAGAATGGTTTTCAAGTAGAAAATTACGTTTACAACGTAAGCGCAGCTGGTCGTATTTATGAAACTTCTGGCCGATTAAATCCACAGGGTAGAGCACCATTTACATCTATTAATCCTGGTGGTGGCACATTAGCTTTTAAGCAATCAGGCAGTGCTAAAAGTAGAAGTAGATCAACTAGGGCATATAACTCTAATAACCCATTTGCAGGATACCAGTTTGTTACTGACTTACCAGAACTTACTAAGCAACCAAAAATTAAAGATGTTAGAAGTGCTGGTCGTAAAGGCTCAGGCCGCTTGATTTACAAAGCATGGGCAAAAGATAGCCCTAGAGTTTATGATGCAATACTCAAAGCAATCACAGCTACAGCTGATTATTTTAATGATTCTACCGAATTAAAGAAGGTGGCATAGTGGCAAATGTAGTTGTATCGGCACTGGCAACCTGGAATGGTAAGGCGCTTAAAAAAGCTCAACAAGATGTAAATGTATTTGAAAAACGTATTAAAAGTTTTGCACGTACATTTGGTTTTGCATTCAGCGCCGCAGCCGTAGTAGCGTTTAGTAAGAAAGCAGTTAAAGCATTTGCACAAGATGAAGCAGCCGCCAAATCGTTACAGTTGCAATTAGAAAATACTGGCAACGCATTTAGAGTTACAGAAGTAGAAGCCTACATAAAAGAATTAGAAAAAACTTACGCAATACTTACAGACTTACGTAAACCTTTCCAAACATTTTTAAACCTTACTAGATCAGTTGCGTTATCTCAGCGCACATTAGAAGCTGCATTAAATATAAGCGCCGGTACTGGACAAAGTTTAGAAACTGTTGTAGGCGCACTAGCAGCCGGTATCAGAGGTCAAATGAGATCTTTGTCTGCACTTAACACAGGCATAGATGCAAATATAATTAAATCTGGCGACATGAATAAAATCATGGCAGAACTTGAAAAGAAATTTTCAGGTCAAGCTGCGGCTAGATTAGATACTTATGCTGGCAAAATGGATGTGCTTAAAAAAGGCGCAGATGAAGCTACAAAAGCAATAGGTGAAGGTTTAGTAGATGCATTAGTTATATTGAGTAAAGACAAATCAGTAGAAACTTTGGCAAATAGCTTTGAAAACTTGGCAGAAAATATAGCTTATGCCATTAGGGAATTGGCAAAATTAATTAAAGGCTTTAGTGATTTAGTAAGCAATCCATCATTCAAAGCAGGTTTATTGGCATTAGCAATAGCAAGTAAAAGCCCTAAAGCTGTAGCCGCAGCATTTACCATAGTTGGCGGTAGCGCTATTGCAGGTGTGGCTAGCAGTGATTTTGGTCGTAGAGAATTGCCGGATAATCAAAAACGTAGCGCATCAAGAATGGAATTAAAAGCAATAAGGGATACTGTTCGTTATCGCCAATTAGAAGTAAAAACCCTCAAAGAAAAAACAGCCATAGATCAACTTAAAGACAAGTTTGATGTAGAGCGTATCGGTTTGACCAAAGCGCTTAATGAAGCCCAAGATCAAGAAACCAAGTTACGTATTAAAGGTCAGTTAGCCATATTAGATAATAATGAAGCCTTGGCTAAAAAAATACTTGAGGAACTGAACGCCGCTGAAGCAGCTAAAGCGTTAGCTGAAGCAGCTAGAAAAGCCGCAGATGCATTGGGTACTTTTGATCCAGCCAAGTTTAGAATGGGCGAAAATAAAGATTTAGGAATGGATGCTATGCAGTTATTAATGGCTATGATGGCTATGCAAGGTGCTGCAAGTGGCTTAGTGCCTCTAACTGGTATGGGTGGCAAGACTAAGAAGGCAGCCGACACATTAGCCTATGGTCAAAAATACACAGATCTTAATGAAGTATTAACTGGTGGTAGCGTATTTGATCCTAGTTTTTTCAGACGTGGTGAATCAGCTGATTTAAGGATAACTGTAGATACAGCTGCCACAGGCGATAGATTCGCAGCATTAATAGCAGAGAGTTTACAGATAGCCCAAAAGTCTGGCGTATCTTATGGCATTGCTGGTGGTTTGTAATGGCAGTACCTGTAGTTAATGCTTTTATAAATTTCTCGACTGGCCCAAGTTTTGCGCAGGCTTTTATATTAGATCAAGGCCAATTAGATGTAAACGCATTAGCCGATAGCGCAGCAGTTATTGTCGATGTATCAGATCAAATAAACAGAATTGAAACGAAGCGAGGCCGTAACGCTTTTATCGATCAATTTCAAACTGGCACACTTACTTTGCGCATAGTAGATCAAAATGGAGATTTTAACCCACAAAATCCATCTAGCCCATATTTTACATATTTAACACCTATGAAGAAGGTGCAGATTACTGCTACATATAACAGTGTTACTTATCCTATATTTTCAGGATTTATTACAAGCTACGTTACTACCT